TTGGACCTCAGTAAGGAATAACTTTCATGCCGATGACCCCTGGCCTGGTACCCAATATCAGACAACCCGCTCCAGAAGAGGGCGCAATCGGCAATGATGACATGCTCATTGAGGTGGTTGAGGATGGTCAAGACACTGAAATCGTTGATAAGGACGGTGCTATCCTTGAAATTCAGCACCCTGATGGATCGCTTACCATTTCTTTGGACGGCAAACCTATCAATGACAACCGTGCAGAACGCGATAATACCTATTGGTATCGTAATTTGGTGGACGATGTCGCGGAAAGCGTTCTGACCGGCATCGCTCAAGACCTTTTGCGCGGCATTCGTGACGATCTTCAAAGCCGAAATGACTGGATTGAGGACCGAGCGCAGGGAATCAAACTGCTTGGCCTCAAAATTGAAATTCCCGGCTTGCAGGGGGCGACCGATGGCGCTCCGGTGGAGGGCATGAGCAAGGTGCGCCACCCGCTACTGCTTGAAGCAGTGCTGCGATTCCAGGCCAATGCGCGTTCTGAACTGCTCCCGACAGATGGGCCGATCAAGATTCGCAATGATAACAACAATGCCACGCTTCCCAATGACCAATTAGCGAATGCATTGGAGAATGATCTCAATCATTACCTGACATCAACCGCTACAGAATACTATCCTGACACGGATCGTATGCTTTTGATGCTTGGTTTTGGTGGATCTGCGTTCAAAAAGGTCTATTTTTGCCCGTTGCGCAACCGTCCGGTGTCCGAAAGCGTCGATGCAAACGATTTGATCGTCAATAACGCCGCAACAGACCTTCGAAATGCCAAAAGGATCACGCATAGATCCTATATGCGCCCCAGCACAGTCAAAAGACTGCAAATTCTGGGCGTTTATGCGGATGTTGACCTTTCAACTCCTAAAGCGCCCGATTACGACAGCATCCAGCGCGAAAAAAATGCCCAACAAGGCATTACATCCGAATCAATAAACCCCGAAGACCGAGATCGCGAGATTTATGAGGTCTATTGCGAACTTGATTTGCCGGGTTTCGAGCATAAGCACAAGAAAAAGCCTTCTGGCTTGGAAATTCCGTATATTGTCACCATAGATTTCTCTTCGCAGCAGATTCTTTCTATTGTGAGGAACTATGCAGAAGACGATCAAGAGCTTCCAACGGCCCGCCGCCGGTTTGTTAAGTATACGTTTGTTCCTGGCATGGGTTTTTACGATATTGGCCTGCTTCATATACTTGGCAATACCACAAACGCCATTACCGCTGCTTGGCGCGAGCTTCTTGACGCCGGAATGTACAATAACTTCCCCGGATTCCTCATGGCGGATACGGGTGCTAGGCAGAACACCAATATATTCCGTGTGCCTCCCGGTGGTGGCGCACTGGTAAAAACCAATGGCATGCCAATCAGCCAGGCGATCATGCCGCTCCCCTATAAGGAGCCCTCTGGCGCGCTTATGAACCTTGTGACGCAGATGTCTGACACGGGCATGCGCGTGGGTGGCACATCAGAAGTTATGGTGACCGAAGGCAAACCTGACGCGCCTGTCGGCACTACGCTGGCCATGATTGAGCAGGCCCAAAAAGTTTTGAATTCTGTTCACAAGCGCATGCATGCAGCGCAAGCAGAAGAGTTTGAGCTTTTGGTTGAATGTTTCAGGGAAAATCCTGAAAGTTTCTGGCAGAAACGCAAGAAGCCTGCCTATGCATGGGATGAAAAAACATTCCTTGATGCGTTGGACAATTATTATTTTGTCCCGCAGGCAGATCCCAATACCTCCAGCCAAACACAGCGCCTTATGAAAGTGCTGGCGCTCAAGCAGTTGGTGGCATCCAATCCAAGCCTGTACGATCCCATTGCGGTCGATACTGCTGCATTGCAGGCGCTGGGTTGGTCGAACCCGCAGCAGTTCATGATCCCGCCGTCTGCGCAGGGCAAACCGCCGCCAGAAATGATGCAGGCTATGGCTAAGGCTCAAAACGACAAGAGCAATGCTGACGCCCGTATGCTGGATAGCCAAACAAGAGCGCAAGAAGCGCAGGCTCGTATTCAATTGGACCAGCAACGGCTTCAGATGGAAATGCAGCGTGATCAGGTCGATCCGTCCAAGATGGCTCAGATTGAAACGCAGCGTCTTGAGATTGAGCAGCGTTCCAAAGACACAATGTTTGACGCCATCAACCGTAAGCGTGACCGAGAAAGCCGTGAACGGTTGGCCGCTATCAAGTTGGCGGAAGAACTCATGCGTAACCCCGATGGCTTGCCATTAGCCCAGCAAGTCCTCGACCCCCAAATGCTTCAGCGTCTGGAAGGCAATGAGCCTACTCTGGACGGCACCCAGACTGGAGAATTGTGATGACCCCTGAAGAACTCATGTTCCTGATGACGCCACAGCGTCGTATCAACCCAACTACGGGGTCTGCCATTCCTAAGCGTGGCCCAAAGGGATTTGAGGCAGATTTTTCTGTTCCAGGACAAATTGATCCTTATGCCGCACTTATGAAGCGCGCTGGTGAAATTGCGTCTCGCGGGGCGTCGTCAGTTGGGGAGGCAGTTGCTCTCCCCTTTACGCCCAACACTTGGTATGGAAAACAAGTTATCAATCCAAATGGAACATTTGGTCCCAAAATCTATGAATATAACCCACTTCAAAAAATTGGGGCTGGCGCTGCTGGTACAGGCGCATTGATTGGAACTGGTGTTGCTCTTGATGATGCGATGCATCCCAAAAATGTTGCAACACCCGTTACAACACCTTCAAACGCAACGCCTACAGTGGATGAAGGCCATTTAGATCCAAATTTGTTTGGGGTTCAGTATCCCAAAGCCGGAATGGATCGTGGCAACGCATTTGGCGTAAATGAGTTGTCAGCATATCCGGCTGGGGCTGTTCACAATTACAACCGAAGCAATGCGCCTAGCGTGGATGAAATTAGTGCTTATCCACGTAGCCCTGTTCAGATGGCAAAGCAGCGTATGGCCGCGATACAGTCTACCGGTGATGCTGCTGGATTGCCTCCTGCGCGCCCAACGTCCGGTGGTTTGGCTAACCTTTTTTCTGGCAAGGATTACCAGTCTAAAGGTGGCGAACTTCGTCAAGATGGCAAAATCAATTGGGGTGACCCAGAAAGTGCCGCCGATTTTTTCCGTGCCAGTAGGGCGCAAATGGACAGCCCGGATGCGGCTGGCATTAACCCCGGCATGAAACGTGGCGGCGCAGCCAATGGCAAGCCCGATAAGGACGCTGCTCTTCACAAGGCGCTGGACATCATTGCACACATGCTTGGGCGGCATTAAGGGGTTTTGTTATGAAACAAAACTTTGCCGGAAATGCTCTTCGTGTAGTCCGTCAACAAAAAGCTGACGGCGGTGGAACTCCTTATTTGTTTAGCGACAGATGGCGTGATTATCTCGCAAAAAAAGGAGAGCAGATCGCTGCATTGCCAAGTGACGTATCAGAGTTAGCTTCTTCAGCTTGGCATCACCCTCTTACTCAAGCAATGCGGGTTGCGCCCGGCGAAACTAGCGCTGCTATTGGGCAATATGCCCTTGACCTTGCGCGACAAGGTGTCAATTATGCATCTGAAAAACCTTTTTCAGCGGCGCGTAAAACTGTAGATTTTGCTACAGACTGGTCTATGGACCCTCGCGTCATGGTTGCAAAAGGCATTTTTTCATCCACCCCAGCTAATGCTGGCGAGGATGAAACAGCGCGTCAAATTCAATATGGCATTCGTCCCGAATTGGAGGCAGAAGCGCCGCAATACGCTGGCGGGGGTAGGGCGGGCTATGCCGATGGCAGTCGAGTTTTGGGCGCGCTTTCTAAAGCAGCGGGAGAGATCGCTAAAAAACAAGCGCAAAAAAAACTGGTTCCTCAGCCTCAAGAAGCGGCTGAATTGCCAGGCTTTACTGTTTACCACGGATCTCCCCATCAATTTGAAAAATTTGATATTTCTAAAATTGGTACCGGCGAGGGCAATGCATCTTATGGCCGTGGATTGTATTTTGCAGAAAAAGAACCTATTGCAAAAAGTTATAGAGATACTCTTTCAGCCGCAAAAGCATTTGATGACCTGCCGGGCTACTCTCAAAGCGCCGCGCAGTTAATCCGCAATAGAGGCGAAGCTGGCGAACAAATGTTCCGCCAGCATTATTCAGATCTTGGACCTGAAAAAGTTGAACAAGCTATTGAAGAGGCAAAAAACGCGATAACCAACGCGCCTGTTGGCCATATGTATGAAGCTCGCATCAATGCTCCTCAAGAACATTTTCTTGACTGGAACAAGCCGTTTCATGAACAAAGCGAATATGTGCAAAACAGTTTAATGAATATTCCCAATTTTGAAAATTTTGGGCATTATAAATCTGGCATGGAAATGGGTGAACTGATCAATCGAGGGTTGCTTCCTCATACGTATGACAAATCAAGCCAAGAGTTTCTTCAGGCATATAAGGATGCTGGAATACCTGGTATTAAATACCTTGATCAAGGATCTCGCGTAGAGGGCATTGCAGATCCAACAAGAAACTATGTAGTTTTTGATGACAATCTTATTGATACTATGCGTAGATATGCAAACGGAGGTTTTACCTATCCATTAGACGATAGATCTAATTGGAATGAAAATGCAGATTATCAAAAAACTGGCGGCACACTTAAGCATATGTCTCCCGATGCGTTTTTGGACAAAGCAAAACCGCTTGACATGGGCGCAGACGACAAAAAATCTATAGATAAGTTTAAAAAAGAAATTAAAACTGGCCACAAAGTAGATCCAGCAGCTATTTACCCTGAAGGTGGGCAAGATGGCAGGCATCATGTTGCTGCTGCCAAAAAACTTGGAATTAAAAGTGTCCCCGTTATTACTTGGCCCAAGAAAACTGATGGCGGATCTATTGTAGATCGCGCACTTGTGCTAACGTCTAAAAAGGCGAAGAGCCAACGGGGACGCCCGTAATCCTGGTACTAGGAGCTATCATGTCAGATATGGCAAAACAGGCCCGTGCGGCCATGAAGGCAAAGGCTAAAAGCCTTACTGCCGACCGACCCCTTGAAAAGGTAGATTCGTCCAGTTGGACGCCGCCTGAATTGCTGAATGCTGACGTAAAGACTGGGATGCGCCCTGTTTCCCGTCGTGCATTTAAGTCTGGTGGCAAAGTTCAGGGCGGCAAAGCCCCTTGCAACATGGGCCGCAAACCCCGCCAGTCTGGTGGAAAGGCGCTTACTGCTAACAGCCTTATCAATCGCAACGTCAAGGATGCTAACCAAGAGCGTGAAGGTATCAAGCACATTGGCGGTCTAAAGACTGGTGGCAGGGCGAAGAAGGAAGGCGGCGGTTCATTGGCTGGCGCAGCTGATATGATGAAGCGCGCCCAGAATACGGCAAATGTTCCGTCTGATTTGATTTCTTCGCAGCCTGCCGTTTCTCGTTTGTCTAAGGCAACCGGCTTGAAGCGTGGTGGTTCTGCCAAGCATGAGGATGTTGCGGCTGACAAGGCTCTCATCAAGAAGATGGTAAAGCCTGCTGCCCGCACTGGCCGCGCTACTGGCGGTCAGGTGTTCTCTGGCCCGGGATATCCCGGGAAGGTTCCCGGCGTAGTCCCCGGTGGGCGCAGCCCCCATGCTCGTGGTGGCCGTTCTGGCAAGGGCAAAACTGACATCAATATTGTCATTGGTGCTGGCAAGCCTGCTGGCGCATCTGACATGCCTCTTAACCCTATGGGTGGGCCAACTCCTCCTCCCGGCGTACCGGTTCCTGTTTCACCGCCGCCGCCCGGTGGCGCTCCCATGCCCATGCCAATGCCCATGCCCATGCCCGGCCCTGCTGGTCCTCCCGGCCCTCCCGGTGGCGCTCCTATGCCCCGCAAGTCCGGTGGCCGCACTTACCGGTCGTATAAAGACATGGATGCTGGTGCTGGCTCCGGGGAAGGCCGCTTGGAAAAAACAGAGATTGCCAAACGTGGCGCTCGCAAATTGGGCGGCAAGGTCTATCGTTCTTACAAGGACATGGACGCTGGTGCTGGATCTGGCGAGGGGCGGTTGGAGAAATCCGAAATCGCTTCCCGCAGGGTAAAGGTATTGCCCGGTAATTACTGATTTGCAGCAGAGCGCTCTTTAGCTGCAAATTGGGTGGAGACGCGACCCCCCTTCGTGTCTCCACCCTCCCATCCAAAAGGGGGAACCGCAGGGGGCGGTCCATGAAGACAACTTACCAAGCGTACTACCAATATGAGTTAAAAAAACTCATCAATGAAAATATCGAGAGGCTTAAAGAAGCTCTCGTAAGTTCTTATCAAATCGAAGGTTTTGACTTTTCGGGCTACCGACACCAAGTAGGTAGAGTCGAAGGACTACGCATGGCTTTAGATCTATGCGACGACGCAGACGCCATGGTTAATGGCAAGGAATAGGGGGTAAGTATGCCGTTTATGCGCATGGAACACGAATCAGATCCCGCTGAAGGTTTGAAAAAAGAATTGGGGGATCTTTCTACGGTTGAAGTATTCAACAATCAAATACTGGTGGCGGTTTATATCCGCCCTCAGAAAACCAAAAGCGGAATTATCCTTACCAGTCAAACGACTGATGAGGATAGATACCAATCAAAAGTTGGGTTGGTAATCAAGAAAGGCCCGCAGGCTTTTCGCGATAGTTCTGGTGAGTGGTTTGACAATGTTGAGATCAGTGAAGGTGATTGGATTGTATTTCGGCCTTCAGATGGCTGGAGCATCACCGTCAACAATGTTCTGTGCCGCATGATTGATGACGTAAACATCAAGGCTCGCGTCGATCACCCTGATCGTGTTTGGTAAAGGAGAGGTTAAATGTCTGATACAGACGAACAAATTGAGTTCAAAGTAGAAGATGTCTCTAAGGCAGATTTGCCTAAAGACAATGAACCAATCATTGAGATCGTTGATGAGCCGGTTCATGAAGAAGTTCAGGACGAAAAAGAACCTGAGCAGGATATCGATAAGGCGTTGAAAAAGCTTAATAAAAAGCTTGAAAAAGAACGCAAGGCCCGCATAGAGGCGGAAACTCTTGCCCGACAGGCAACTGAACATGCTCGCATGGCCCACAATGAGGTTACTGATAGTAACCTTCACCTTGTGAGCGGCGCTATTGAGTCGGTTAAGCGTGATCAGGAAATTCTGAAAGCCAACTTGCGCGATGCAATGGCTATCGGAGATTACGATAAAGCTGCTGATCTTCAAGAGCAGATGGCTTCCAATATTTCAAATTTGCGCCAGCTTGAGCGTGGATTTGAAGAAATGAAGCAGCAGCCTCGCATTCAACCGCAGGTTCCTGGACCGCGAGAATTGACTGTAGACACGTTGATTGATCAGGTAACACCTCGTTCGGCTGCGTGGTTAAAGCAGAATCGGGATCATTTGCCTGATTCGCGGGCTATCCGGGTTATGGCTCGCGCACACGAAGATGCAGTAGATTTTGGTATTACCCCAGAATCTGATGCCTATTTTCAGTTTGTCGAGAACAGGCTGGGAATTAGCAATAAACGTAGTTCAATCCCAGAAGTAGACAATGTTATGTCTGACGCTTCATCTGCCAAGCAGCGTCGTTCTCCCCCGCCGTCTGCACCGGTTTCCAGAAATCCAATTGATTCGCCCCAGCGTCCGGGAGTGATTCGGTTGACGCCCGCAGAGGTTGAAGCAGCTAAAATCAGCGGCATTACACCTCTGGAATATCATGAAAACAAAATGCGTGAGCTTCAAAAGCAACGTATGAACTAAGGAGAGCTAAATGTCTGATATTTCTACAAATTCTGCAAAACGTCGCGGTCGCCCACCCCGCACATCGCCCATTCCTCCAAGCACAATTGCATCAGAGGAGCCCGTAAACCATACCAGCGAAGCCCCTAGCATTGAGCGTCCTTCCATGAGGCCAGCTTTGCGTGAAGAAGATCCTAGAGCCGCCGCCGCTCGTCGCGCTGCTGAAATTCGTGGCCATTTGGGCGGAATGGACGAGGGAAATGATGAATTCAGAACCCCGCAAGCCCCTCCTGGCTGGGAATACGAGTGGAAACGCAAAACCCTGCTTGGCTTGGAAGACCCCGCTTATCAAGTTCAGCTTGCACGAATGGGTTGGGACCATGTTCCAACTGCTCGCCACCCAGAAATGATGCCTAGCAGCGGCGCTCACCCCTCAATTGAGCGAAAAGGCATGATTTTGATGCAGCGCCCGGCGGTAATTTCTGATGAAATGCGCGCTGTGGAACTGAAAGCGGCCAGAGATCAAGTTCGTGTTAAAGAACAACAACTTAACTCAGCCCCTGATGGCACATTAACCCGTGATCATGCGAGTACACGGCCCCAAATCTCTAAGGGATACGCACCAATTCCTGTCCCTAAAGATTAAAATGCCAATATTTAGGGGGTTGCTTAATGTGACCCCCTTTACATTTATAATTTATAATTGTAAATTTCATTTCAAGCTCAAAAGAGCCTATTCTGTCCCCCGGAGTGGACGGTTCATTTTATCTTGATTTACGGCTTCCCCGGCGTGAAGTTTGTAAATTGCTCCTCTAGGAGCTTCCCCCCATGGCGAATACAAACGCACCGTTTGGCTTCCGTCAGTATGCTGGCACCGGTTCTGCGCCGACCTATGAACAGGTCGCTGTGGACATTGCCTATAATACGACGAACATCTTCTTTGGCGACCCCGTCGCCCCCACCAACACCGGCTACATCACTCAGGCGTCTTCGTCTGGCGGCAGTTCTGATACGCAGATCGCTGGCATCTTCGCTGGCTGTCAGTATCTTTCCACCGTCATGAAGCGCACCGTGTGGTCGAACTACTACCCCGGTGGTACGGACCCGGCTTCTGGCACGATCATTGGCTACATCGTCAACGATCCCAACGCCAAGTTCATCGCGCAGACCAGTTCTGCTGGCGCTACGCAAACGAACATCAACAACACTGTTGGCTTCACCATCGGTTCCGGCAACACCGCCAACGGCATTTCTGCCGCTTTGGTGAACATGTCCACCGCTGGCACGGACAACACCCAGCCTTTCCGTATCCTGTCGCTGGTCACACAGCCTCCGGGTTCAAACGGCACTGACATCACCAGTGGCTATAACTACGTCATTGTTGGTTTCAACAACGTGTCCACCAAGTCCCTCGTGGGCGTTTAAGGAGTAAGGACCAATGGCTGTTAATCTTTCAGCGATTAAAGACCTTCTCCTCCCCGGCCTCCGTGGGGTTGA